AAGCTGACAAGGAGAAGAAAGTGGTTGCTTACTTCGACGAGCTGGTCAAGGCAAACGGGGTCGAGTGGGTCAGCTATGAGGACATCGGTATTGCTGTTACCATGACGGCGAGCCTGAAATCCTTGAAGAACAAGGTCAAGGAATACGTTGACCGCGTGGTGGCTGATGTGAACTGCATCAATGGCATGGAGAATGCCCCGGAAGTTATGGCCGAGTACAAGCAGTGCCGCAATCTGGCCGTTGCGATTAACAGCGTGAGCCAGCGCAAAGACCGTGTGGCCCGCGAGGAAGCTGAACGGAAACAACGCCTTGAAGCCCAGCTTCGCGCGCAGGAAGCAGAGTCGGCGGTGCTGGATGCGGTGGAAGAAGAACTGGCAGCGCCGCAGGTCATGGGTACCGAGCCTCCGGTTATGGATGAGCAGGAGGCCGAAGAAACCCAGCAGGAGAGCAAAGAACAGATCATGACGGCCAAATTTGCTTTCATGGGCCGCACGTTCCAGTGCCACGGTACATTGACCCAGCTCCGGGAGCTGAAGTCTTTCATAAATGAAAAAATCAACGAGATCCAGAAGCATATGGATTCCGTCGGCATCGAGAATGAGGAGGTAAGCGACAATGGCTAAAGCAGTACAGCCGCAGAAGATTCGTTTTTCTCAGGCAATCCAGACTTCGCTTTACAAGAATCTGGTGAACAACACGCTGGGGGACCCGGTTCGTGCAGGGCGCTTTATTGCAAATATCACCTCTGCGGTGGCGGTCAATGCCGAGTTGCAGAAGTGCGACCCCGGCACAATTCTTGCGGGTGCACTTCTGGGCGAAAGCCTGTTCTTACAGCCCTCTCCGCAGTTGGGACAGTTCTACTTGGTGCCGTTCAAATCCAAGGCCAAGTATGACCGTGAGGGGCAGATGATTGAACCGGAGAAGTTCAAGGCTCAGTTTGTGCTGGGCTATAAGGGCTATATCCAGCTTGCCCTGCGCACGGGTCAGTATAAGCGGCTGAACGTCCTTGAAGTAAAGAACGGGGAGCTGAGTGGCTGGAATCCTTTTGAAGAGCGTTTCCATGAAATGCACTTTATCGAGGATTTTGAAAAGCGCATGAGTATGCCGACGATTGGCTACATTGCCCATTTTGAGTATATCAATGGTTTCCAGAAAACGCTGTACTGGACGGCAGACCAGATGATGTCTCATGCGGACAAATATTCCCCGGCATTCAGCGCCGCCGCATATAAGAAGCTGCTGAATGGTGAGATTCCGCAGAATGAGTTGTGGAAGTATTCGAGCTTCTGGTACAAAGACTTCGACGGGATGGCCAAAAAGACCATGCTGCGCCAGTTGATTTCCAAGTGGGGCATTATGACGGCAGAAATGACGATGGCCTATGAAAGAGACGGCCATGTGATGATGCCGGACACCGCGAGCGGAGACCTGTTGCCGGAAGTGACCGATACCCCGGAACTCGGCCAGCAGGATGAGCAGGAACAGCCCAAAATCGAGCGGACGGCCAAAACTATGGACTTGCCGGAGCCGGAAGCAGATGAAGTGAAAGCGGCTGTTGACTTGGCGACACTCTGATGGTCAAGTACAACATTATCAGCACCGGAAGCGACGGCAATGCCACGATTTTGGAAGAATTTGTTCTGATAGACTGCGGCGTTCCATATAAGGCACTGGAGCCGTATGTGCCGAAGCTGAAGTTGGTTCTACTCACCCACATCCACAGTGACCACTTCCAAAAGCGCACCATCAAGCGGCTTGCCGAAGAACGGCCAACACTGCGTTTTGGATGCTGTCGTTGGCTGACACCGCCGCTTTTAGCCGCAGGAGTGCCGGAACGTCAGATTGATGTGCTGGAACCCCGGACCATGTATGGATACGGCCTATGCAATGTGATTCCGTTCATGCTGGTGCATAACGTGCCGAACTGCGGGTACAAGGTGCATTTTCCATCTGGCAAGGCGATTTATGCCACTGACACCAACAACCTGAACGGGGTGCAGGCACTCGGATATGACCTCTATTTGATAGAAGCCAATTACAGAGACGAGGACATTCAGGCCAAAATTGCAGAGAAAAAGGCTGCTGGACAGTATGCCTATGAGATGCAGGTGCTCAAGAATCACCTATCGGAAGCAAAGTGCAATGATTTCTTGGCGAGAAATATGCAGGCGAACAGCGTGTATATTCCTATGCACGTTCATGTTGACAAGGAGAAAACGGATGGTCGTAACGGCGAAAATTGAAAAGCTGGAAGATGGAAAGCTCGTCCTGAAGCCAGATACGGACATCAGCCGCTTTGTGGAGCAGAAACGCCCCCGGCGGGTGGAAGTTCGGCTGGATGATGGACGCACGATTTCCGTTGACCAGCGCCGAAAGATTTTTGCCATCATCCGTGACATTTCTTTGTGGTCCGGCCATGAGCCGGAAGAACTTCGGCAGTATTTGGAATGGGATTTCTGCTCCCGCGCTATGCGGGAGTGGTTCTCCCTCTCGGACTGCGACATGACGACAGCACGAGAATTCATTACCTACCTGATTTCATTTTGCTTCCATTGGGGTGTTCCGACAAAGGATAGTCTGCTGACACAAACGGACGACATTGGAAAATACCTGTATCTGTGTCTTGAGAACCGCCGCTGTGCAATTTGCAACCGTCCGGCGGAGGTACATCATGTTGACCGTATCGGCATGGGCATGGACAGAGAAAAGGTCGTTCACGTTGGCTTGAATGCAATCGCGCTTTGCCGAGCGCACCACGAGGAAGCACACCGCCGGGAGAATGCGCTGTTTGCTGATTACCACATCTACGGAATCAAACTGGACAAGCACCTGTGCAAAGTTCTGAATTTACGAAGCGGAGAGCAGTCAAGTGAAAAACGATAAAAAGAGTGTTCTGCTCTATACGGAATGGGCAGAGCCACTGAAGAGCTTACCGCTTGAGGAAAAAGGGCGGATATTCGACGCGATTCTTTCCTACACCGAAAATGGCAGGATGCCAAAATTCGAGAATCCGGCGACGGATATGGCTTTTCGGTGGATTCAGCAGAAATTGGATGAGAACATCCAAAAATGGGAAGAAACAAGGGCTAAACGCGCTGCGGCAGGAAAGAGCGGCGGAGCACCAAAAGGTAACTCAAACGCAAAAAAGCAGGAACAAGCAAAACAACCAAATGATAGTTTTGATTGTTCGGATGCCCAAGAGGACGAACAGCAGGAGACTTCAACCGGCCCGCCCGATGGAAAGCCGGAGACCTACTGGGTATGGGCTGGGTGCGATAAGATACTCACGCCGTATATGGCCTCAGAATTCCGAGACCTGCGGGAAGCTGGTATAGAGGACACCCTAGTGGTGGCCGCGCTGAAAGAAGCGATGCGCCATCAGGCAAAGTACCCTTGGGTCTATGCCAAGCGTTTGCTCGACCAAGCGGCAGCACAAAAAATCACAACGCTGGAAGCGTGGGAAAAAGTACATATCACATACAAAGGAAACCGGGTAGACCGGGAAACGCCGAGTGGAAATAACTTCCTTGACCTTGATAACAGCTTGGATCGCCTAAAAAGGAGACCTCTTAGAAAGCGGGTGGAGGAAGTTCCACCAGACTAAGGAGGTTTTCTAATGGGAAGCGATGTTCGCCATGTCCGCGGCGAGGCCCAGAAAGAGCTTGTAAAGAAGTTTGAAGTATTTACAAGCAAGGGACGGTCAAGGTGGCAGGTTTGGAGCGACTGGATTACGATAAGCGCCATTGCCGTGTCCAACGCGACAGACAAGAGCCACTTCGACGAGCGAGAGCAGCAGTACATGACTATCGTGAAAAAGTACACGAAGCAGGAAGTGGACACATTCGCGGATATGTTTTCGATTCTGGTTATGGCGTTGGAGGACAACTCGGAACAGGATTTCCTTGGCGAGCTGTATATGTGCTTGGGGCTTGGAAGTGACCACGCGGGCCAGTTCTTCACGCCTTACCACCTTTGCGAGTTTATGTCTGCGGTGACGACCCCGGCAGAAGAATTTCAGCAGAAAATCGGAGACAGGGGATGGGTCGCGGTCTGTGACCCGACCTGCGGCGCGGGGGCCTTGCTAGTGGCGTTTGCAAACGAATGCAGGAAAAAAGGCATCAATTATCAGACGGATGTGCTGTTTGTGGCGCAGGACATTGACTACATCGTGGGTATGATGTGCTATCTGCAAATGAGTCTGCTTGGAATGCCGGGATATGTCGTCATCGGTGATACGCTTGCAAGCCCGTCTACGTCTTATGACAAAAGAGGGCTGATTCCGGTTGACAACGGGAGCGTCTGGTACACGCCGCTGCTCAGGATCCCGGTTTGGCAGTATCGAATCTTTATGGCGCAGATGGAGCTGGTCACCCAGCCGATAAAGGAAGAATATGCTGCGGATGCGCCAAAATCCGAGCCACAGAAAGCCCTTGAAGCCACAAATAAGAGTAAGCAACCAAAAGATACGGAAAAGCCAAAAGCCGCTAAAATGCCGCCTAAAGAGCCGGAGCAGGAACCGATGTTCTCTGAGGGTAAGGGTGGGCAGTTGAGCTTTTTCTGATAGGAGGACAATATGGATTCCACCACACACACCACAACCACAGTAGAGTTCGTCGATTGGCGGGCCAAGGCAAAAGAGAAGCTGGAGGCAGAGGACAAGCTGTTCAAAGGCGGGCGCGCCGCCGCGAGCGTTCAGAGCTATGTGCTGCGGGCACTGCTGAACTTTGCAGATCAGGAGCCGCGCTTTGCCGAGGTCGTTTGCAACACGGAGCGCACATTCTCGGAATGCTGCGCGGCAGTCGTACACAATGCGGGAGAGGTTTTGTCTGACCTTGAAGCGTACCGCAAGGCCGTGCAGTTTTACTTTCCCAATGCCGAGGTTTCGTTCAGCATGAACATCAAACTGACTGGTGCACCGCCTACGGAAGTTGAAATGCAGGCTCCGGCCGCCATCAAACCAGAAGACGCGTCTCCAAATGTGCCGAAGCAGGCGGCGCCTGCTCACGCAACCAAACCTGCATCCAAAGCGGAAAAGAAGCCGGACGAGAAAAAGCCGGCAAAAAAGAAGAAAACGCCTGCGGAGGACGATATGCAGCTTTCCTTGGAGGGATGGTTCTGATGGTTTTAGGATTCAAAGGTTTCAAGCCGGGCCTGATTGCTACGCTCGGCAATGGCAGCTATCAGTACCAGCCGGGCGAGGTGAGCAAGACGAAAAAAGCAAAATGCGCGAACGCAGGCTTCCATTACTGCCTGGATCCGCTTGACTGCATGAACTGGTACGCATGGGACGGAAAAAATGAATTTTGGGCCATTGCGGCCGGCGGTGACATTGACGAAGACGATTACGGGACGCGAAGCAGTTGCACCGAAATTGTCCCGCTGCGCAGGCTGAAAGAGGATGAATTTCTTTTTATGCACGCAAGGTATGCGTCTGAGCACCCGGCAGAGAAATTTGAGGACTGCTTCAAGAAACCGTTCCATATTGCGTATGGAAAGGGCAAGAAGCTGGCCGGAGAACTGGGAGAATGGCTCTGCTTCATCATCCAAGATCATCAGGAGTCCATCTGTATTGCACAGCTGATTGACGGCGTAAAGATTTTGCCGGGGAAGAACTACACGGCGGAGAGTTTGGAGGCGGCATGCAATGAAAAAGGCTGAAGAATTGAAGCTTTATGCGCCGGAACCGAAACGGCCGGAGCTGGATGCGGCGCTGTCTATGTCAGTTGCCGAGGGGCAGGGCGTGGGCCGCTATATCAAGGGAAAGGTGCTGACGGTGGCCGTCTGGGACAAAAAGGAAAAGCCGCTGGTCGTGTGGCGCTTTTTCAAAGATTACTGGACGGGAGAGCTTCGCGGGAATAAGAATCCGACCAAAGGCGAGCTTTCGCCGCTTCAAATCGAGGTCAAACCCTGCCAGTGCTTGACTTGGAGAACCGAAGTGTCGGCAACAAAGGAAGAATCGGAGCTCCTGCAGAACTATTTTGATGACCGCAGACCGGGCTATCTGATTGGCATTGTGGAAGATGCGCTGTCTGCTCATACGCGGAAGAAGCGCGAAGAGCGCAACGCACGGCAGGAGGCTGAGACACAGAAGCTCTTTGAGAATCTGCCGGAGCCGCCGGAAGATCTCGAAAGACAGGTTTTGAAAGTATGCAGCGATGCGGGCTTTCTCTGGGTCACCAATGATAAGCAGAGTGTAGTTGATCCCGGCGGAGTTGAGAATAAAATCCCGATTCAGCGGGCGAGATGCGATAGCTGCGGTGGTGAATACACGCTGTCGGAACCGCTCAAGCATAAGAGTACAGTGGTGTGCGAGTGCTGCGGGGAGAAAATGCAGGTTCGCAATACCCGCTATTCGGTCAAAAGACTGTGGGCCGCAAGGACATTCCTTTGGAGCAAACCGCAGGGAGATGGGGTCTGGATTCGCCGCTATCTGGTGTATTTCAATTTCAGCAATCATCGGGCAGAACTGGAATTTCATGGTCGGGGGATATGGTGGACGGACGGAAAGACCATCAAGCAGTGGAAACGCGGCTGGAGTGAAAAAGAGGAATATATTATGTGCCAGCGCCCGAAGTTATCCGCAATGCTGACGGCCCCCTCTGGTCCGTATCAGCCGTATACATTGGCATCCCATACTGACCAATTTGAGAGCGATGTTCGGAAAGTGCTGAAATCTGAATGGATGTACCAGTACGACAATCATCTCAATTTTCCATGGGAGGTTCGTCAGTGGGAAATCGTGAATCGGTATCCGATGGCCGAAAGCCTTGTGAAAACGGGCTGGGCTGATGCACTGTGCTCTCAGCTGTACGACGAATATGAACACAGCACCCGCATCAATCTTCGAGCAAAGACCTATTACGATGTGTTTGGCTTAAATCGTCAGGAGCTGGCCGTGGTCGCACGAAGCAAAAAGTCGTTCCGCGAGGTGGATGATGCGCTGAAGTGGAAAGAAGCCGGCCTTGCAATCAATGACAAGAACATGAAGATGACGGCTAACATCCGAAATCTCTCAGGAATGGCCAAGACATTGCGGGAAAGCGGAATGACACGGAGCTTGAAATATCTCCGCCAGCAGACAAGGCGAGTCACCGGAAGCTACAACGGCCAGATTGCTCTTCAAGTTGCATCGGACTGGCTGGACTATCTCGATATGGCCGGACAGATGAAAATGAACTTGAATCTCGAAAAGGTTCGTTTCCCGCTGGATCTCAAGCGCCGCCATGATGATTTGGTTCTGGAGCGAAACAAGCAATGCCGAAAGGACGCCTTGAGAGGTGCCGCAAGCAGCATCAAAAAGGAAGCCAAGGAGCTGGAGAATCAGTTCCATATCGAGAACATCTACAAGAAAATCCGTAAAATCTACGAGTACGATGGAGCGGAATACATCATTCGGGTGCCGGATGGGGCAAAAGCCATCTTGGAAGAAAGCAGGTTTCTTGACCACTGCATCCAGCGCGGAACCAGATACTTTGAGCGTATTGCCAAACGTGAGAGCTACATCTTCTTCATGCGGCGCAAGGCTGACCCGAATACCCCGTGGTATACCTTGGAGGTGGAACCGGGCGGCACTGTCCGCCAAAAGCGCAGCTATAACAACGACCAGTACGCCGATTTGGAGGACGCGAAACCGTTTATTGCGGAATGGCAACAGGTCGTGCAGGGCCGCATGACAACGTCGGAAATTGATTTTGCACGGCAGTCCAAGGAAATCCGCGCACAGGAGTTTGCGGAACTCAAGAAGAACGGAAACATTATCCGCACGGGTACGAATGCTGGCAAGCTGCTGGTTGACGAACTGATGCACGACTTGATGGAGGTGGAAAAACGTGTCGGCTAAAATTGAACTTTCTCTCGCGCCCGCCAAAGCAAAAGGTCTTTCGGAAGATGAGCGTCTGGATTTGGGGCGGCTACTCCTGAAAGCAGGATACCGAGTTGATATTGTACGCCGTCGTCCGAATACCAATCCGGGCACCAATTACGATTATTTCATGGTTTTAGACAAAGGAGAGAACAATGCCTGATACCCGGAAGAATCACAACCCCAGCGGCGCGCCGGACCCTACACGAGTCCGGGCAGAGAGCAACATCCAGAGGGAAGAAGCTCGTGTGAGTGAGCTTGTCCACGTCCTGCGTTATGTGGCAGGTGCCGCCGGGTTTGAAATTGTGGAGCGAATTGTTCTCGTGGATAACCAGACGGGGAGGATTTATCGGTGAACAGAACAAAGAATGAGTTGGCCGATTATGCTTGGAATCCCGTGACGGGCTGTTTGAAGGACTGCCGGTATTGCTACGCAAAAAAGAGTGCGCTGCGCTTTGCCAGTGATTGGCGGCGCAATCTGGCAGAAAGGCCGAAAGTTCAGCAGGTGGGAGAAAAGCTCTTTGAGCTGGATACCCCTTGGAAAACGAAGAGCAAGCGCTTCCTGAACAGTCCAACGGGATTTCTGCCCACCATGCACAAATACCGTTTCGACTGGCCGCAAAAGGTCAAAGTCGGCTCAAGCATTATGGTATGCACGGATGCCGATTTATTCGGGCCGTGGGTTCCTGAAGATTGGATTCTTCGGGTGTTTGCGGCAGCTGATGAAGCACCCCAGCACCAGTACATTTTTCTGACGCAGTATCCGGAACGCTATAAGCAGCTTGTGAATCACGAGAAGCTGCCCCAAAACAAGAATTTCTGGTACGGTTCGACAGCGACGGTCAGAGAAAGCAGCGTATGGGCGAACGAACACTATAATACGTTCGTTGCGATAGAGCCGCTCCTTGGCCCGTTTGAGGGCAACGCGACAAAAGCGTTCCAGAAGTTGAAGTGGGTCATCATTGGCGCGGAAACAGGCCGAAATGCAGGAAAGGTCATTCCTAAAGCGGAGTGGATTAAAGACATTCTTGCGTCGGCGGATGCAACCGACACACCTGTTTTCATGCGGAGCAGCATGGAAAGCGTGGTGGGCGCTGAGAATATGCGGCGCGAGAAACCACAGCCGCTTCTTCAGAGAGTTCCCAGCGACGTGCAGAAAGAGCGTCTGTGGGAGTATTGCACGGTCTGCGGCAAGTACAGACCGATGAAAGAAATGTACGCGCTGCTCTTGCGCAGAAAACGTGGAGATAGCCCGGAGCGGGTGGCTTATATGTGCCCGGAATGCTATGAGCAGTTCAGCAGAGACAATTTTGAGAAAGGGAAAGACGATGAAGTTTGAACGAAGCGAAATTGGAGCGCTGTTCTCCAAGCTCCGAACAGCAGTGCCGGAAGTTCGCGCAGTGGGCAACGATAGCACGGGAATCCTGCTGAGTGGCCCGGATGCGTTCGCAACGAATTTGGAACTGAGCATTCGGGCAGAACTTTCCAGCCCGGTTCCGCAGGGTGTCGTTATTCCACCGCGTGGAGTGGATTTTATCAGCGGAGCAGTAGCCCCTGAAATCAACATCAACGTGACAAAGAGCGGGTTGGTCATAGAGTCCGGCACGGCGCGGGCACGGTTGAGCACAACGCCGGCAGAGAATTACCCCACATTTGATGGTCCGGGAAAGGATGCGAAGCGCTGCGTGGTGAGAGCGAATGATTTGAGCTGGGCCATCTCAAAGGTTCTATACGCTGTGTCCAAGGAGGATCGGCATCCGGCGCACAAAGGGCTGTGCTTTTCCCGCAACGGCGACGATACTTTGGAAATCTGCGCCCTGGATGGGTACAGAATGGCCATCAGCCGAATCGACTGCACCGCCGATGGCGATTTCAGGTTTGTGCTTCCGGCGGCAACGGCAAAGGCGATTGATACGCTGGGCCTTGATGGAAGTGTCAGTATTGAAAGAGACCGCAAAAAGGCCATTTTCAGTGACAACAATTTTGAGGTAAAGTCTCGCCTGATCGCAGAACCGTTTTTGGATTATAGCAAGATTGCAGCCCAAAAGAGTGGGGGAACCAGAATCGTGCTTGACAGAAAAGAATTGCTGGGCGTTCTGGGACGTGTCAAACTTGCTCGGTCTGCAGACGCAAAGGAAAAGAGCACCTTGGTGATGGATCTGGAACCCGGCGGCACGGGCAGAGCATCGATGCGTAGCACGATTGCGCAGATGAATGAGGAGTTTTCCTTCAACGGAAAGCTGGATGAGCGCCTGCGAATCGGCTTTAATCTGGAGTTTCTGAGCGAGGCATTGAAGTCGATGGAAGGGGACGAGGTCAGCGCATGGGTGGTCGGCCCTCTATCCCCCGTAAAGCTGATTGAGCCGCAGTATGAAGCGCTGGTGCTTCCTGTCAAGGTCAAGGAGGAAGCATGATGCAGGGTAGAACTTTTCGTGGGCAGTCCCCAGATGGCACTTGGCATGAAGGATTCTTGATTCGATCACCGGGTGTGAAGAACAGCCGACCGGGTGAAGGCTGGTACATAAACTCTGAGCAAGAGCCGGCATACGCCCATCTCGTCAAGCCATTTACAATCGGCATGAGCACTGGCGTAAAGGACATGGAAGGAACGATGGTCTTTGAGGGCGACATCATCAAAACCACCGGCCCCAACGAGCGGATTTTCTCTGTGGAGTTTGGTGAGTACATTGCCTATGGCGTGGGCCATATCGGGTTCTACGCAAAGATTGCCGGCAAGAACTCACGCGACTGCAGCCCGTGCTGTCTTCGGGCGTTGCTCTACATTGGAAAAGTGGTTGGAAACATGAGCGACACGCCATACCTGATGAAAGAAGCTGGAGAGGAGCAGAAAAAATGAAATGGACTGAAACAATTACCCCGAAACAGGCAGCTGAAGAGCTGGGAGTACCTTATCACGGCTGGATGAGGGAGATGGACCGGGCATGGATCAGCGAAGACCAGAAGTACAGCGTGATGTCTCGTTTGCTCCGCACGGAATGGGGCAAGGTCGAACACGTCACGATTACGGCGGCAGAGGGCGTTGGCCGGAGTGACGGCAGCGGGGATATCCCGTGGGCCGTCAAGATGGAAATTAAAAACGACCTGTTCGGCGAGAAGCGAGTTGCCGTCGAAGTGTTCCCAACGCAGGACCGGCTGGTGGACGTCTGCGACTGCTATCACCCCTGGGTGTTTGAGAAAGGTTTCCAGCTTCCGTTCGGCATCCACCCGCGCGATAAGAAAACGGTGACGGTCAATCGCGGCAGTACCAGAGTTCGGGCCATTGACGGCGCAGGACGCGAACACAGCATCAAAGAGCTGCTGGAAGAGAATGGTGCGGCGGACGTTCCTAAACAGGCATATGCACAGGCTATGGCCGGGTATATGATGAAAAATCTTCTGGGAGGGTGATGCAAAATGTGGCGTTGGATTGTGCTGGTGGTTCTGGCGGTGATGGCTGCACTTCTGATTTATGCGGCGTGCTGCGTGGATGGTGATATAGACCGCCAGAGCGAAGCGCACCCGCCGAAACCAGAGAAAGGACGAGACGATGGCAAAGTATGAGATGCTTATCGCTGCATCCGGGAAACGTGGCTCTGCACTCCTGCCGTGCGTTGTTGTCGATGAAAAGGGCATTAAGCGTGCTGCTGTACGGGCTAAGGCGATGGCTAGAGCTTGCTACCCGGAGTATGAAAAATTCAATGTGGTGAAGATGAAGGTGATTTCAGATGAATGAAAAGGGATTGATGGAACAGTCGAACGCAGCGATTAAAGCGGC